GATACTGCGATCAGCCTTCTTGACTCACTGAGCGCTCTCAATGGTGGATCTCGGGAAGCCCAGGGCAACATTTCAAAAGTAATTGCTCTTCTTGGCCAGTACATTGAAACCGCTGAACTCCTAAATAAATCAGACCAACCCTACCAGCAGCAAAACAAAGCCGTTCAGTCCCTGGTTGAATCCCTGAGGCTTGAAGCCGAAACGTTAAACATGACCAACCGGGAACGCGATTTGTATATCGCCAAGCTTGGCGAAGCCAGCGGTTCCCAGCTAGCTGCCATCAATGCAGCCTATGACCAGATCGAGGCTGACAGATCCAGAACAGCAATTGAGCGCCTACAGTCCCAGCTCCTCGATGAAGAGGCTCGTATTGACGAAAGCTACATGCGGCGCCGTGAAATCATCATGGCCAATACGATCGAAGGCAGTGAGCAGCAAAATGAATTGCTCCGTGAAAACTGGGATAAGTACGAAGCCGATTTCGGCGAATTCCAAAATCGTCTGCTTGCCCAAGAAGAGGCTGCTGCAAATAGGCGTGAACAAATAGAAGCTCGTGTCAGCAACAGCATTATTCGTCAGAAAGAAGGTGTAATCAGTTCAGGAATCGCTCTCCTTCGAAACCTTACCGCAGGAAATGAAAAAGCCGCAAAAGCGATAGTGGTTGTTGAGGCTGGGTTGAATATTGCCAGGACGATGCAGAACACAGCTGCTGCTCAGGTTAGAGCCTTGGCAGAGCTTGGTCCGATCGCTGGACCGCCTGCTGCTGCAAAGATAGGGGCTTATGGCGCTGTGCAGGTAGGCATTATCGCAGCAAATGGTGTTTTGCAGATCGGCGGCGGAGGTGGATTCACTTCATCACCCGCTATTTCCGGATACCAACAGTCCAGCCCACAGCCTACTCAAGTAGAGCGCTACAAAGAGCCTGACCCAAGGCCAATCCAATTTATTTTCAATGGGAACTTTACCGCCATGGACGCGGAGACCGTCGCGAACATGGTCAAGGATCATGTCGACAAAACCGACTTTGTTCTGATTGAGAAGGCATCACGTAACGGCCAGGAGCTTTCACTGTAATGGGCGTATTCACTTACACGGCAATAAATCGGGGCAAGTTAACGGCTGGCCATACTGCTAACACTGTTTATCAGATTGAGATTCCGCTCTCTCAATGGGCCCCGTCGATCGATGAACACAAGAACTCAGTCAGGTCATTATCCGGGAAGCCTTTCATCGTGCTTCATCACCAGCTGGATGTGTTCAGTTTCTCAACCGTTGGAACAGAAGACCCATCGCTGATCGCCCAGCTGGAAGAGCTTTTCTCAAGCGTTGCCGCGGGAGAAACCTTTTCGATAGACCCATACGGAACGATTGCCTCTCCAGATAACCCGGTGACCGTAATAATTGATGGTCCGGCAAGGCCATCACGCATAACCCAAACAGAATTTGCTTATTCAGGCAGAGTAGAACGAGTATGAGAATTGATAACTTTGATTTTAGTGATTTGAATAAAGCAACGTCACTGGAACCTATAATCGTCGTTGCTCTTTCTTTTGACCAGGGAAATACAGATGTCCACTATCTAACGAGCCGTCCGGTAGATGGCCTTTCCGGAAACATCATTAACAACACGCTCAGGATCGTTTCCAGCACATCACAGAAAATCACGCCTGAAAAAGCATTGTCGACGATTGGAAACATAAGCTTTGAGTGCTTGGACTTTGGCTTGTCAGACCTTCAAAGAACAAAGCTGCTCTCTGAGTCAAAAGGCCTGAAAAACAAGCGAGCCAGAATATATTTTGGCTATGTTGGTCTACCTTGGAATAAATACGTCATCGTCAACACTCAAATAATCACAGATTCAATATCATTCAAAGATGGCGTGATTAAGTTTTCATGCTCCGATGTTCAGCGCCTGGCAAGAAAAAAGCTATTTGTTTTGAAAGAAACCTATTTGACTGCATCCATAACCAGCACTGACACTTCAATTCCTGCAGCAAATACCTCTCAATTTGATCTGGTATACCAGCCACCGTTTAACGAAGCATTGGCGCCGGGTGATGAAATCGGTCTCCTAAAAATAGAACAGGATGGTGTGTTCGAAATTATCAAGTGGACATCGAGAAACAGTACAAACTTTCTTGGATGTGAAAGGGGTCTGTTCGGCACTCCCAGGCTGGATATAGAAGTTTCTCCCGGATCCCGGGGCCCGGTCATTGAAGAGTTCGTTTATTTGTCTGCACCCGCAATCATGGTTGCCTATGCACTGTATACAGGATCCTGGTATGGCCATCCAGGTAAGTTCTTGCCAGATCATTGGCATTTAGGTGTGAGCACTGATTACCTTAAAACCTCAGATTTCATTTCATTTCCGGATCTTTGGGATGTGAATGACATTAATGCTGGGATCCCAGCTACAGTGATCGGCGTAAGTGATGTTGATGGAAAGCAGTTCATTGAAACTCAAATCTATTACATGCTGAGCCTTTACTCCCCCGTTAATGTAATGGGTGAGCTAGGCTTGAAGCGCCTCAGCAGTATTGCCTCAACTGATCAGGCTGAAAGAGTTCTGGATGCTACGAATATTGTGAGTTACGGCCAGCTTCAATATGACACAAACGAAGTAGTAAATCGGTACATCATCAAGTGGGATTATTCGATCAAAACCGACAGCTACAAACGTGCCAGCGTGCTCATCGATCCTGATTCAATTCAAAAGCACACTGCCTCTGATATTAAAGTGATCGAACTGAGAACGCTGTTTGGATCCAATGACTCTCAACGAGTGATAAACCATAACTTTGAAAACCTGAGAGCTCGCACCAGCTCACCACCCTATCGACTATCTCTTGAACTGACTCCTGACCAGAACGATCTTGAAGTCGGTGACCTTGTATCTGTGTATCTCGATTCTCTTGTCGACATAAATTTCCAGGGCACTGGCTTTGCCCGTGTAATGGAAGTGCAGTCTGTAAAAATTGACTGGGTAACTGGTCGGGTTAGTGTCGACCTTCTCGGTTCGTCTAGCCCAACCGCGGCACTTACACCAATCGAAACGGATGTGGTTGACACATCGAGTCTGAGCCTGGGCGTACCAAGCACCAACTACTTAACCCCTTCAAACACTCGATTTTCAGGGAATATTACGTCCAGCGGAGGAATCACTCGAATCACGGGAAATATTCACTTGTCTGGTGACAATTCACTTAATGCACCTGCAGCAATTTACTATTGTCCGGAAGAGCTGCAGATAGATCCCGGCATCGTCGTTACGCATGATCTTAATGTTCAAATTAGGACACCAGGTTATTTGACTGTAAACGGTAAGCTTGATGCAAAAGGCAGAGGCTATGCAGGCGGCACTGACTCACGCTCAATTGGGAAAGTATACGACAGCACAGACCGGTTTTACTCGAGTAATACGGACAGTCAGACCGGCTCAGGCTCAGGCATACGAGGAGGAGTTGGGACAACACTGTCCGGCAGAGGCCTTCTTTACAGCCCACCTTCCCAGTTCATCACATATTACCGTTTAAGCGAATCTCCTGCATTTAGAGACAGTTTATCTACAAATATTAAGCAGCGTATCAGGTTAGAAGATACGTTCATTTCGATTGATAGCAATGGTTTACATGGACTTCCAGATTCACTCATTGGTACATCAGGCTCATGCGGCAGCGCATCTTGGGATTCTACTGGTGAGCAAGTGGAGCTCATTGCGCGAGGCGGCCAAGGCGGTGCCAGTGGTGGTGGGCTTTGCATAATTTCCTCGGGCTTCGCCCTGGGCGAAAATGGGACAATAGATCTGTCAGGTGATGATGGGCAGCTTGGTGAACTATCATCCGGGCTGAGCTTCGGTGTATATGGTGGTTCTGGTGGTGGCGGCCATTGTGGTGGGTTGCTTATTATTTCACTTGATTCTTCTCAGTACACCGAACCAAAAGCTCACCCGAACATAATATTAAATAATGGCTTGTGCCCCCTGCCGACAGCTCCTGCTCTATTTTTTGACGATGCAGAAGGCTTCTATAACACGCCTCAGGCCAGTAAAAGCTATTATGGTCAAGCAGGCAAAGACCGTTCACTCACTAATCATCATGAGGCATTCACACGCCTTGTCTATCTGGATGCAACGGCAAGTTATGAGCCTGTTGGTGAAGAGTATGTAGAATCCGTCCCTGCATTTACACTCACGAAATACGATAATACGCCTGTCACTCCGGATGGCGATCGAACCACAATCGAAGTGAGCGTCACACCTCCCGCTGACTCAAATTACTCCTATTCCCTGGTTGAATATCGTATCCAGGGTGTTGAAGCCTGGACACCAGCTCCGCCTGCCTCCCATGAGTCTGTTTTTGTTGTGCCAAGTGATGGCGCTACTTATGAAGTGAGAATCAGGCCTGTATCCAAGCAAGGAACCCCTACCCCTTCAGGTCCCGTTGACGTGATCACCGTTGGCGACATAACAGGGAAAACAGACGCTGAGCTCGCGTTGATCTACCCTCTAGATCCAATCACAGGACTTACCCTCAAAGATCAAGCAGGGACAGTTTTTAAGGGGCTCGACGCGGAATTCGAATGGGATAACTCAAACTCAGAGTATATTTATTTTAACTATTATCTTGTGACCATAATATCTGGCGCCATTGTACTTCGAACTGAAAAAACTACTTCGCCTTTTTATAGCTACACCTTGCAAAAGAATATCCAAGACTTTTTCAAGTTGAATGGAACACGTGGAGTTTATAATGACATCGAAATACGCATAAAGCCGATTTCGAAATACCTGAACGTAAACACGGAATATTATTCAGGAGTTGAAGCTACTTTTTCAGTTTCGTCTTCCACTGTTGATGACAGAGACAACCTCCGATTTTACCTATCATATGAACAGCAAATTCTGGACGATATTGCTGTCGCACTGCAACAGAACAGCGGTGGCTTAAACAACTTCAGTTATGCCGGAGGCGCTTACCTTTATTCGGTAGATGGCGGCCAATATAAAAGCCTATCCGGCCCTACAGGCGCAATACGGATTGTGCTTCCGGTCGGCTACACAAACACAATGGTAAGCTTTGACGTTGAAGTCAATCAGTACGTTGAAGGCAGTCAAATGACTTTCAGCGTGGCCGGCTTCTTATCATCTGGCCTTAGCAAATGGGCCATGACAACAGCGAAGGCGACAACCACTCAAACCGGCAATCCGTTCACAATTCGATTTGGTTTGGAGGGTGGACAAGCAGTTGTTTATATCGGCGAGACAACAACCAACTGGGCTCAGCCAGAAGTAATCATTCGAAATGTTAAGGTCAGCGGCCAGAACTACTCCATAGCAACATGGCAAGAAAACTGGTCTGTGTTAATAAACTCAAATGCTTTTTCTAATGTCTCCGCAACGGTCACTGATACATTAATTGTATCGAGTGATACCTTAAAACTTGGCGGAATTCCTGCAGCAAATCTTGTTGCTGATATCGCATCAGCACTTGATGCCGCTCAGAACGCTGAAGCATTAGCAGATGGAAAAGTGGCTGTTTTTTTTAGATCATCATTTCCTAATGATGCCGAATCAGATGTTGGAGATCTTTTATTTCATACTGGACAGGGCAACAAAATCTATAAAAGAACCGGGCCGTCAACTTGGGTTGAGACGGATGATATTCGCATTGCGCAGGCCCTAAACGCTGCTCAAACAGCTGAAACAATTGCCGACGGTAAAGCCTATGTTTACTACCAAACCTCTACGCCAACAAACCCAACTCCGTCTGAAGGTGATCTTTGGTACCACTTAACGGCAAAGGAACTCAGACGTTTAACCTCTGGTGTTTGGCAGATTATCAGCACGAACGGTGCAGACTGGAGCAATATAGATAACATCCCCATACGCTTTTCTGACACCGCTTCAGTAGGACTCAATATCACTTCAACTCACATGGGCTACAACTCAAACGGAACAGTTGGAGGCTGGCGAACATATATCAATGACCTGGGTCACATGTATTTGAATAGCGGTGGTTCAGACAACTATCTCGCGTGGAATGGATCGACATTAACTGTTCGAGGCAATATCCAGGCAACCAGCGTGTCAGCAGGTGCGATAGACGGTGAGACAATTACCGGTGGTAATTTTAGAACTGCCGATGTGGGCAATGACCGCATGATATTGCGGACAGCCACCAACTCACTTGAAGCTTATTGGGCTGATTCGGCCGGATATGGACAACATATTCAGATAGGTCGCGCAACAGCAGCGGGATATACCGGGCAATGGATGGCTAAATATGGACTGGATAACGGCAACAGTAAAGACAATGGAATTTTTATCAGAACCAGCGGTGAGGGTGCAACAGGTTTACTTGTAAACTCAAGCCATCCAAATTCAGGAACCGCAGGGTCTTTTACAGGTTCTGCCGTAGGCGTTCGTGCAAATGGTGGGAATGGGGTGGCGGTTATTGGTGCCGGTTCATCGCTTCAAGAAGGCGCAGCATTTTCAGCAAGGGCTGGCAGTTATCACAATTTTAGAGGTACAGCCCCCGCGATCATTCCTGTAAGTGATATAACCGCTCTGAATTCTAACTTCGAGACAGCTAAAGGATACGCAGAAGGTCGAGCTGTTGTAGTGACTGGACACTCAACAACATCAATCGATAAAAACAACTATTTGTTTAACGTTGAGCTTGGAAGCACAGGCTCAGACCCGGCATGTCTTGGGGTTATTACACATGTTAGGGACATTCCATCGACTATCGAAACCGACAGTTATTATGCAGATTCCAAAGAGCTTTTCTGGCCTCATAATCTTTCATCATTTCACTCTTCACACCACGCCTGCTTGGTTGCAGTCAGCGGTATAGTGATGTGCAAAGTCACAATTGTAGGTGGGCCTATTATTATTGGCGACTTGGTAACGATAGCCTCTAACTCACTTGGTTTGCTAATGAAAGCTACAGGAAACGGAGCTCATATCGTCGGCAAAGCATTAGCTTCAGCAACAACCCATGGTCAAAAAATCCCCGTACTCTTAGGGGGTAAGTAATGATAAGAACTCTCATATTGATTGCATTGCTGCAAGGCTGCAGCTTCTACGGCGGCATTTCCGTTCACTCTAAAAAGCATGATGCCCCGGAGTACTTCGCTCCAAACCCGATAGGGATTCTTGGGCTGGAGCGTGAATTCGGGGATTTCACAGGTTTCTGTGAACACAGAAGCTCTATCCCCTATCGAGAGGTAGGCCTCGGATTAAATGAGTGTGGAGTGAAATACACATTCATTGATTAACACCACAGCCCGCCTTGAGCGGGCTTTTTACGGCCTGGAGAAATGTATGACTAAATATTACTTGTGGTTTTTGTTTATCGATCTACCTCTTTCAATTCTGAAAGTAATAATTGCCCTTGTCGGCATATTTATTGTGCCGATTGCTTTGCCTTTTGCCAGGGAAGAGCATTTGAAACACTCTCTTATCAAGAAACAGCTGTATTACGCATGGGAATATAAACGACTGCCAAAGATTTTTGCGTGGTGGGACAATGCCGACTATGGAGTTCAGGGTAACGATGTATTCAGGCGGGAAGCGTATAACCCTTTTCATGAGCGCGTTGGTGGCTTCTTGTCTAACTGGTACTGGTTGGCGATTCGTAACCCGGCGAACGGTTTATACAAGACAAGGCTATTTTCTGTTGTTCCAAAGGAGCTTGATTATATGGCCTGGCTTGGTTCTCAACTGGTAGACAACAATAAGCCAGGCTGGCAATTCGTATTTGGCCGTAAAGGTCGTAGGCTTTACACGGGGCTTTATTACTATAAAGGATCCGGTGAATACCGCTTTGGTTTTAAGTTATTGCCGACCGAGCGAACCAGAGAAAGGGAAATCGGGCTGACGTTTATTGCCAACCCGTTTAAGCGGCATAAAAAGTAATTACCTTATCAACTCCCCTCGAAGCACCTTAACATTCTGGCCTGCCTGGACATTGATTTTTATCTGGCCACCATCCAAACGAATAAATGTTTGCTTGATCGGGATTGTGTTTCCGTTTGAGTCTTCAACGAGAAAAAATAATTCGTTGCTGCCTGGGTATGTTGCGCGAGTGAGCGCGAGTCCTTTGCTCATATCAAAATCCTTTTGATTGTGGGTTGGTGCGTGGACTATAGCAAAAATGATAGAATGGGCAAATAAATAAGCGCGTGAATTTAGCGTGTTGAAGTTGAACATCGTTAAGCATTGTTAGGCGTTTAGGGTATAGTCAGTCGCCAATAGCTTATTTAAAATCAATAACTTAAATCAGAGTTTAGTTCTCATAATGATGGGGTCCCAGGTTCAAATCCCGGTGTAGCCACCACTTTTTTCAAGTAATATTAAGGGCTTATCGAGGTTGCCGCCTCACATGATAAGCTTTTTTTTATTTCGCGCGTGAGATTCGCGTGACTTCCACCAATCCTGAGTAGTGTCAGAGTCGGTGAACTCTCACTCGGCTGTATAGCAATCTTCTCAACAGCATCAATCAACTCCTTAATTTCAGCTATCGAATAGTGCGTTGTAATGTTCCCGCTCTCGTGACCAAGAATAGCCTTTCGCGTTTCATTACTGACACCTGCCGCCCTTAACCGTCGACCAGTTGTATGTCTCAAATCGTGGATCCTGACACCATCCAAGCCAACTTTCTTTCGCGCATTTTTAAAGCCGGTATTATTAAGCTTTGTCACCGGCTCGCCTTTGTAAGTAAAAACAAATTCCTCATTTTTACCACGCTGGCGATTTACTACGGCCATTGCTATGGAATTTAAAGAAACCACCCTTTCCTGCCCGTTTTTCGTAATCCATCCAGGCAAAATAAAGACAGAGGTTTTCAATTCCGGAATAGGAAACTCCCATTCCCAGCGCAGCTGGCAAACTTCCTGCTGACGACAACCAGTATTAACCTTGTACAAGCAGGCCTCTCTCAAATGAGCCGGCAGCGCATTAAAAAGCCATTCCTGCTCATCCCAGCTGATCGGATACGGCAAGCGTTTATCATTCCACTCAACCATAGAAATCATAGGCGCTGTTTCCAGCCAGGTTAAACCGTATTCATCACGCCACTTCTTTGCACACAGATTGAGAATCTGACGACATACAGCCAACGACCTGTTTACCGTACCTGATTTAACACCTTCGGCCTTTCTAGCCCTCTTGAACTCGCTAAGCGTGCCATCATGAATATGTCTTAACTCCAGATGACCGATAAACGGATCTAATATTTCCAGGTCTTGCGCATCACATGAAATGCTTTTCTTGTGAGCAAATTCATTCAGGTAATGCGTAGCAGCGGTGCGGAACGTTCTATCTGGCCTGACACCATAAACAGAAGCCTTTCGGTCTTCCTCGATCAATCGAGCTAAGAATCTTTCGGCTTCTTCCCTTTCGCTCGTGCCAGTGCTTCGGCAAATCCTTTTTCCGTTGATAACCTTGTCGATCCGCCAGATACCGTACTTGAGCTGGAGACCAGACGCGGCCCTTTTACGTTTTTGCATGATTCATCTCCTTTTACTGCTTTAGGAGACTGACTATACCGGGCGATATAATCGTCTAAAGCCTGATCTATTTCAATTCTGTCAAAGCCAATGCCCTGGACGCCGATCTTTATTTCTTTCAGATAAGGCCGGATATGCTTATCAAATTCAGCCCGACACATCCCGCAATAACCAGGTGCTTGCCCTGCCCTGATGATCCTCGGCTGTAATGCAACACTCCCCATACACACCTCTAAATACTTATTTTTTCACCAAAAAAACCGCAGTTAAGCGGCTGAAAGTTAGATGAAGAGAGCTACCATTAAAAATGAATCCCGTTGGCCCCAAGTTTGTTTTGCAGCTCAAAGCTAAACTGTTGCATTGGTATGGACATCATATTTTTAAATGCGTTAGCAACAAACTCAGCAGCATTGCTTCCAATTTCAGATTTTAGTATTTCACCAACCTTGTCTTGATTTTCAGACAGCCACTGTTTTGCAGCAGCCTCCATCAGTGGGGCTAATTCTTTTCGGACAAGTTCAACAAAAAGTGGTTCCTGTGTTTCTGATCCATAGTTTTTGTATGTTCTTCTCGGTTCGAAGAATGCCTTCTGGATGCTTGTTTCAAGAATGGACTTAAATTCTTCAAGCGATAACAATTCACCCATTTGTGATTTCATTTGTTCGAACATGCGTTCTTCAAACGTTTTGCTGGTGGTTGGTAAATTCATATAAATCACCTATTTTAATATTGCTGGTTAACGTCAATCGGTTGTCTGTTCTTAGAATTTAAGTAGTCACACAATAATCTGTGATTTTCCACAGCCGTTGCTGCATCGCCTTTTTCGCCAACAAAGTGTATTAAAATTTTGTCGAAAAACTCTTCGCCTTGTATTTCATCTGTACCGACTGGAAGCAAAACATGGCGCTTTAGCTTTGCTTCTAACTGTTCAATGTAGTCAGCAACGTTATCAAATCCGTCGTTTCTAAGTTGCTGTATTTCTCGGTCGCTTATTGTAGGCATAGGGCTGCTAACAATGCGCTGATCTTGCTGTTCTTTAGCAACAGCGTCGCTGTAGTGACAGTAGTCATTTAGCTCCGGTTCGCATCTGCATAGACAGTTATTAGCCGGACATAAATAGTTATCCATAAAATTCTCCTAATTTTTAATAGTTAGTTGCCGACATTTCTTATGGTTGATTCAGTTGTAAACCATTAGCTTACAGCTGAATCATTATTTCACCTGTTTATATTTCAAACTGTCCGACAGAGAACCTGCCATCACAGCCACAGCACTGATACTCAATATCAATGTTTTCCCAAGTGGCCGGCTCATTGTGATATCCGAACAACGCGGCTCCGAGTTCATCTTCTGCTAAGCAATAGTCGGTCTCTTCATCGTTGTACGGGTACTCGTTCAGCTGCAGGCGGCTTTTGCAGTGGGGGCATTGCACTCGGACATCATAAGAAACTTTGCCGGTTACCTTGGGTATAACGGTGTGCGGTTTGGTGGCTGTCGTGCTCATGCTGATGCTTCCTTTTTCGCTTTGTTATCTTTCAGCTCATAAATCTTGGCGTTCATTTTGCCGATAGATCGTACTATTTCGCGGACCTCTTCGGCTTTGAATTTGCCTGTGAGTTTGTTTATCTGAAGATGTTCGGATCGGCTGATCAGTTCCAGGTTACTTAGTTTGATGTTGGTTTTGTCACCATCGACGAACACTACACAGTGGCCTTCCGGAATGTCGCCGTGTGCTGCAGACCAGATTATTGTATGCAGCTGCACCCAGGTTCGTGGCTCCTGTATTTTCACTTCGACATATCCATCAACATTTACTCGAGTACTTCCAACTGTTTTCCAGTTGTGAGGCATCGCGCCTTTTTTAAAACTGGTTTTGTTCGGGCCTTTTGGTTTCGCGTCCGGGTGAGGAACATTCCCTTTTTCGAATCGCCCAGTTCTGCCGGTTTTCCAGCCTTTCCGCTTTCTAAGTGCGTGCAGATTTTTTGCCTCGATATCCGGCCGAGAGAATAATTCAACAAACTGACTGTGGTATTCAGAAATAGTCAGCTGCCGGTTATCACTTAACCACTGCAACTCCTGTTCTGAATATTGTATCCACCGGCCTTTCATGTCGTTTGTCCAATCAAGTTGCTTGGTATTTCATTTTGTCTAAGCCCTTGGTATTCGGCCTTGAGCTTTAGGGCGTCAAGTTGAAGCGATGCATTGCTTACGATCGACTTTGAAACATCAGTGATGGCTTTAGATCTTTCGATTTCCTTTTCCAATTCTTCGGATTTCAATTTCTCATCACCAAGACGTTCAAGTTGTGCAAACAGATGGTTATTCAAATCGCTCAAAGTGTTTTTCATGCCAACCTCGTTATCAATTGCTTCTACCACCAAAGCCCCAATGAAGGGGCTAAACGACCCTTAGCGCGGGTCAGACGCCATGCTCACAGATTTAGAACAATCCTTGGAGAGGATCCGCGCATAGTGCCGGTGATACATGCGCCTCCGCCGGCTGGGCTAATTCAAAAACTAAGCTGCGTCCTCACTCTCTACGACAAGCTGGCGAACACCGTTATAATCAGGCTCAGTGACCCACCCTGCCCTTTGCAGCTGCTCCAACAGATTCGCCGCCCGGTTATATCCGATCTTCATGGCTCGCTGAACGGACGATATACTGACCTTGCCCAGCTCTCGAACTGTTTGCAGGCACTCATCAAACAAAGGATCCTCATCGAGGCCAAGTTCAGGCTGATCCTTTTCGGCTTCTGGCATGCCTTGCCCGTTCTCCAGAATCTCGTCAGCGTTAGGAATGACGATCATCACAGACTGACCTTCGGCATCCGCTAGTTCGTGACGGTAGTGAGCATGAGGCGAAACCTGGAGAACGGCTTTGATACCCGCCTTAAAGGTGATGGATTCAATCTTGGCCACGACATTGGCTCGATTGTGAGAGGCCAGGATATTGATGGCCTTATTCACTATGGTTTTTGCCCTGGCATCGAGGCGCAAAATTAGCGCGTCCTGCTCGCTTTCGTTCATTAATTCCCAAGGCTTTGAGGCATACTTAATCTCCTCCAAAACGAATGACACCAGGTCACCGAGGAAGGTTTCTTCTGCGATTTCTGCTACTTCAATTTGTTCTGACATTTGTTTTCTCCTGATTAAAATAATCTTTCTTGTCTGACTTCTTTCGGTTCTGGCCGGTTAGCTACATCAAGGACCTGTATGCCTGGCATTGGCGCATAGGTATTACAAATTTCAGTGGCAAAAACTTCAGAACCGTGCTGACTGCAAGATCCAAATTGCACCCGGCCGTTGTGCCTTACATTGCCAACCCAGTCTTTAAACGGTGAATGTTCATCTTTTGCAAAACCTTTATGGGTGTAGCAATCACAGCTAACGCAGCTTTTCGGCATTCTGAAGTTCGTCACTGTCTTACTCCCGATAAAAAAGCCGGTACTACACAGACCCGGCAAGGCCCTTCTCACGGACAGGTTAAGCTGCTTTGGAAATCTTTCCGGTAAATGCTGTGTGCGGTACTCTGCCTTGGATTATTGCGTTTGCAATCTGGCTGGCTTGGTTCGCATAGATGCCAAATTCGTTGTATAGGAAATTGACAATATCCTGCTCTGGACCATTAGCCTTTGTTGGCTCAGCTTTCTTTTCAGTCTGAACGCCCTGGTCAGCGACATGCTGAACAGCCGCCTGGATTCTTTCTACTGAATCAGCTTTTTCGCGCTCTGTTTTAAGTGCGGCATCAGAATCAGCTTTCGCCTTTGCTTCTTCCTCGTACTTCGAAATGCGAGATTCAACCAAAAGAGTAAAATCAGCCGAATCCTTCATAATGATCTGCTGTAGATCATTGAATAAGAACTGATGATCACCGGCTAGCTTGTTATAGGCTTCCAGGTTTATCAGCGCGTGACTCTTCATTGACTCGATATCGATCTTTGCCTTGGACAGCGCATCATTCACAGCTTCATTCAGAGACTTGATCGTTTTCTTACCCTTCATGGCGCCGGCAAAATCTGCCTTATAATCTGGCAGAGAAACCGGACTGACTTCTGCGTTCGCTGCCGCTATGACCTCAGACAGCTCTTTATTGCCACGCTGCATGATCTCGACCCTGATAGATTCTTTACGGGTCTTCACCTGCTTTTCACTGTTCAATCTGGCTGCTCTTATTTGATCAGCGATATAAGCAAGATCCTTAGTGAACTGATCAATATCGGTAACCTCTCCCAGCACCTGCTCTTGAACCAACTTCAGCTTGCCTTCAGCCTCTTTGAACTTTTTGCACAGCAGCTCTGCATCAGCAAAATCCTGATCTGTTTCAAGCTCCTTTTTGCTATCTTCAACAAGCTTTAAAGCAGCCTCTTTGTAAAGTTCGATATTTGAAGACAGTGACAGGCCATTCATTCGGTAAGTGATTGCAGGCAAATCTTTAACCGCCTCAGGTTCTGGCGCTTCCTGGTATACCTTAGGCTCATAGTTCTCAAGGTCTTTCTGGAATTGCTTCCAGCCAGCGATTAGTTGTGCTCTGCGCTCGGGCTCTGAACGGTAGTAAACGTGTATTTCATTTTTCTCAGTGCCATCCGACATCATGAACAAGGCCTGTTCTGAGTTACTAACAAGCAACTGATGTTCGAGCTGCCAGTAGTGCACCGGTTCAACATCCATAGTTTCAGCAATCTTTGCGGCCTTCTCCTGATTCCACTGCTTATGCTCAAAAGAGGTATCTTCCATCATGGTCAGGCCATCAAAGGATGCCAGCAGAGGCAAGCCTTCAAACATCAGAGCACCGGTTACAGGGTAAAGATCTTCTCCCAAAATACGTTCAGCGATCGGACGCGCCAAAGCCTCAACTTCATGACCCTTGTCATAAATCTTCTGCGTCCAGTAGCTGACTTCTTTCTCGTTCTGAGTGGTTTTATAGCTCAGCAGATCATCCCGGCTCATGTAAGGCGATACACCCATCATTACCGGTGCTTCGCTTGCGGTGAAATGAGAAAGGCGAACTGCCAACCACTCTTCAGAACCTTGCTGCAAATCTAATGTTTTCATTACTTAACTCCCCAACTTGCGATTTCCATTTTTTGTTCATCGGTCAACGTCTCTTTTGACTCAATAAACTTGATCAGATCATTGACGGTTTTTTTACCGCCCTCGATGGCGGATTTCCAGCCGGCCTTTTTAGCTTCGAAGGACTCAGCAGAACAAACAGGTAGAAGTACTTCACCGGTCTCAGTGTCAACGCCATCCATATCCATGGTGACAAACTCACCGTTGATATAATCAGTGCTTTTACCCTGGGTAGAGGCCAGATCGACTTCCATTGCGTTTTGAAGCTCAACAGACTTCGGCATGTATTTAAGAACCTGCAACAAGGGAATTTTCCGCGCATACATTTCAAAGTTGTTGAAGCTGTAATGTGCTTTTCCTACTTTGTTGAACTTATCGCGGTGCTTGGCCACCTTGCCTTTTGTCCAGACTTCAATGATCGGGAACTCTGCACCTTTAACACGACCGATTGCGTAAACGTGAGTCAGTTTGCTTTCGTCGTTCTCATCACCTGGTCTATGGCGTAAGAAAGGCGCATCACCTAACTGATAGTCGAATTCATCACCCTCAAACACTGCACCGGTCCAAACAGTTGCGCGGCCAGCACGGGAAACCAGATCGACATACCCTTTCCAGCCAGGAATAGGAGTGCAAACGCCTTTGTATGGCACCAGATAGGCTTGGCCATCAATACCTGGTTCAAGGCCCAGCTGTGACAAAACAATGATTGAAGAGAAAACAGACTTCGGATCGCATTTCTGCAAAGCTGAATTCTTGCTGAACTCAGTCAGAGCCAGGCGCGCCATCCGGTCAGGATTAAGGTGCTTTGGCAGAGCAGCCTGAAGCTGCCCTTTATGTTGTTGAAAATAGCCATTCAAAACCGCCTGTGGCGTTTTAGTGGCAAGGTTTGTATTACTCATCTCCATTCACTCCGTTTCTCTTCTTGTAAAAAATATTCGTGCGTTCCTGACTTCTTTTTTCTGGTCCCGTAGTAAATCGCAAAGACCGACAACAAAAGTGTCGATACAGCCAGGATCAATGCATAATTGGTTGCAAGTTCACGCATGGTGCCTCCCGCCTTTTTTGCTCGATAACGGCCTTTGTACTGCTATTCAGACAAGCCTCAAGCATCATCAAACATGCCTCAGTAGAGCCGGTGAACTTGGCCATCTTGTCCATGTAATCCCCGCCCTGCTTATTGAACTCGTTCTTGGCGGCAATCAACTCACGGAGAATCAAAGCCATGGATTCATCAAAATTCGCGGCATGTGCCACTACCTCTTCCATCGTTACTTTGATCACCTGCATTACGCTGCTCCTGGGCCGTCAAAAATCGGGTTAAAAGGGAATCTAAAAATGCTTGCCTTGCGCGGCTTAACTGGCAGAGGATGAACATTGTTTAGCGTCAGCGGCTTTGGCTCGGGCTTGTTGGCTGAACGCTCAGCCATACGCTGTCTTATTGCTTCAATACGAGCATGCCTGAGCCCAACTACTTCACCACAATCGACTTTAGAAACCAGCTTCACCTCGTTTGGCCCCGCATAAACGATGTGCATATCGAGCTGATTCGCTATCTCTGCAATACGCTCTTTCTTGGTTTCACCTTTGAAGATCAGAGTTATATCTGACATGTTAAATCTCCTTCTCGTTGTGCATCTCAAGTGCTAATTCATAGGCTTTCTTTTCGGCCAGGTCGTCCAAGTAATTAAGGACTGCATAAGCGGAGTCACGGAACGATTGTTCGTCCTGCTTGGCCGGATACATATTGGCGATCAGCTGGGCAAGCTCATCATCGATTGCTTCATAGATGATGTCCTTAAGCTTCACCTGGTCCTCTGGATTCAATCTGCTACCCGTGAAACCTTGGTTCTCAAAGTCTTGGATAACGGCCAGCTGAAGCGTGGTTACAGCACACTGCTCTCTGTCCCATTCATCGTATTCGCTTTGTATGTAGTGGATCTTTTGTGCTGTGTTCATTGTTTTTCTCCTCAAGTCCGCAAGGAAAATAATACCATTGGTATTTTTATTTAATCAATACCATTGGTATTATTTTTTAAAAATATTTTTACAATTGTTTATAAAGGCCTCAGAAAATTGAGCTAAATTAATTGGAGTGGTATTAAATTAATGGAGTATGGATATGACGAAGCCCAGGGTTCTGGTAGTTGATGACAGCTTCTCAGATAGGTTTTTTATTACATCGGCCCTTCACGACCTGGATATAAAGGACGTGACTCATTCCCCAAGCGGGATAGATGCAATATCAAAGATTAAAAGCGGATTATTATTTGATCTCGTTTTTCTTGATATCCACATGCCAAGAATGGATGGTTATGAGGTATTGAGATCCCTGAAGGAGTTAGAAAAAATCAATAAGCAGTTGAATTTTGAGCTGGTGGTAGTCAGCGATCATGACTCATTGGTCAAGCACAATCGCTTTATCAAGAAAGGAACTCACTCACAACTTGTCAAAGCCGTCAAAGCAGAAACAATCAGCATTTTCAGTAATCGATCAAGTCTCTGCCTTCAATGAACAACTCAAGGTGCTTTTTCAGCAT